TAGGTCAGGGGTCTACCGCATCACTGAGGACGGCCTTAACTTTCTGCGAGGCATACACCTAGTACCAAAACTAATTTGGAGTTTTGAGGGGCAGATTGTTGAACGCGATACCACAATGGTTTCGATAAGCAGCGTTAAAAAAATAGTGCTGGACAAAGCGTATTGGGATAACTACCCAAGTTTGCAACGCGAATTCACACCAGCATAACGGAGAAGCAATGGAGATTATTGAAAACAAGGCACTACTACTCAGAACAAGAACCCCACAGAAATACAGCGTCATACCAAGAAGCAAAATCGTAGAAGAATACGAGGATGGTTCGGCATCTATCGCTGTGTTTTGGGGACTTGATGAGGCGCGTGTACTCAAGAACTTGGGGGTCAAAGATGTGCCCTCACCCATTACAAGACGCTACAACTGGCCGGGGCGATACAAGCCTATGGAGCATCAGATTGAGACTGCTGCATTCCTCACCATGCACAGGAAAGCGTTTGTGTTTAGCGAACCCGGCACGGGCAAGACACTCTCTGCGTTATGGGCGGCTGACTACCTGATGGAGCGTGGCGAGATTCGTCGTGTTCTTATCCTCTGTCCTTTATCAATCATGCAGTCTGCATGGATGGGCGACATCAACAACAGTATCATCCACCGCTCGGCTATTGTGGCACACCACACCCAAGCCAGCAGGCGCATCGAGATGATTCAACAGAACTACGAGTTCGTCATCACCAACTACGAGGGACTTAACCTGATAGCAGAAGAGATTAACTCTAACGGCAAGTTTGACTTGGTGATTGTTGACGAAGCCAACGCATACAAAACGGTGAGCACTAAGCGTTGGAAGACGCTCGCATCGGTTATCAAACCCAACACATTGCTGTGGATGATGACGGGCACACCTGCTTCGCAGTCTCCCGTGGATGCGTATGGGTTGGCTAAACTTGTGAACCCCGACAACGTACCTCGCTTCTTTACAGCATGGCGCGATAAAGTGATGAACAAATTGGGGATGTTTAAGTGGGTAGCCAAACAAGAATCCAAGGATTTGGTGCACGAGGCGCTACAACCCGCTATTAGGTTTACTAAAGCCCAATGCTTGGACTTACCCCCCGTCATCACCATGACCCGCGAAGTAGCCATGACAACGCAACAAGTCAAGTACTACAACATGCTCAAAGACAAGATGCTTGTGCAGGCATCAGGCGAAACAATCAGCGCAGTTAATGCTGCCGTGGCTGTGAGTAAGTTACTGCAAATCAGTTGTGGTTCGGCATACACCGACAACAGAGAAGTTGTGGAATTTGATGCAACGCCAAGGCTGTCCGTGCTTGAGGAGATACTGGATGAGACAGACCGCAAAGTGTTGGTATTTGCCATGTTCACCAGCAGTATTGACGCTATACATACACACCTACTTAAACGTGGCATATCGGCTGAGATGATTCGTGGAGATGTGCCTGCGCATAAACGCGGTGACATCATTCGCAGATTCCAAACAGAGAAAGACCCACGAGTACTTGTCATGCAACCACAGGCATCGGCTCACGGGATAACGCTGACCGCCGCAGATACCGTTGTGTTCTTTGGACCGTTGATGAGCGTTGAGCAGTACACCCAATGTATCGCCCGAGCAGACCGCAAAGGGCAGGATTCAGATAAAGTTACTGTCATCCATATCGAGAGTAGTCCGATAGAGAAACGAATGTTTAAAGCCCTTGTGAATAAAGTGAACGACCACTCACTTTTGACCGAAATGTTCGATACTGAAATTAAATCTTGAAAGGAGTTGCAAATCCCCAAAACCCATGTAAACTGTCCAACCTTAGACAAAAATAATAGGAGAAGTAGATGAGTGAAACAACACCCATACCCATTGATAAACTGGCAAAAGTTTATCGCCGTATTCGCACCGAGATTGATACCCTAACGCAAACGTACGACACGAAAGTGGAACACCTTAAAGCGCAACAGGACTTAATCAAAGACGCGATGAAAGAACACTTGAAGGCAATTGGTGCAACAAGCATCAATACGCCCCAAGGTACTGTAGTGCTGTCAGTCAAGACACGCTACTCCACAGCCGACTGGGATTCTTTTAAGAATTTTGTGAAGGAGAACGATGCTATCGACCTGTTCGAGAAACGCATCCACCAAACTAACATGAAGCAGTTCCTTGAAGAGAACCCCGGCAAGCTACCCCCCGGACTCAACTCTCAGTCTGAGTACGATATTTCTGTTCGCAAACCATCCAAGTAAGGAGAATCAGTATGAGCAACATCGCTCTTTTTAACCCCGCGCAAGCACCCGCGTTCGCCAAGAAAGGCGAACTTTCTGAAATTGCTAAAGCCCTTGCAGGCGGTAGCGTCGGCAAGAGTAACAAACGCATCTCCATCAAAGGCGGTGTGTTTCGTTTAGTGGCTGGTGGCAAGGAAGTTGCCGCTATTGAAGAACGCTACCTCGATGTAGTGATTGTGAAAGCCGCCCCCAAAATCGGACGTACCTTTTACATGTCTAAGTACGATGGAGAGACTGCCGCATCTCCTGACTGCTGGAGTAACGATGGCGATAAGCCTGATGCTACGAGTTCAAACCCACAAGCAGACACTTGTGTATCGTGCCCACAGAACATTGCTGGCTCAGGTACAGGTCAGACACGCGCTTGCCGTTACCAACAGCGTTTGGCTGTGACTTTGGCTAACGACCTCGAAGGCGATGTGATGCAGTTGGCTTTGCCTGCTACGTCATTGTTTGGTAAGGAAGAAGGCGAGAACCGCCCCTTACAGGCATACGCTCGTTGGCTCGTGGCACAAGGCGTCGACCCCTCAACAGTGGTCACTCGCATGAAGTTTGACACCAAGGCAGAGTCACCCAAGTTGTTCTTCAAAGCAATGCGTTGGCTCACCGATGACGAGTTCACCCAAGCGACAGCGCAAGGTGCTACTGAGGAAGCCAAGCGTGCAGTTGTGATGACTGTAAGCGCAATGGATGGTGTGAAGCCTGCCGATGCTCTTGGTGGCAAGCCACCCAAGGCGAAGGCTCCTGTAGCCCCTGTGATTGACGAGGATGACGAGCCACCAGCGCCAGCACCCAAGGCGAAGAAAGCCAAGGCTGAAGTGGTTGAGGAAGATGACTCTGAGCCTGAAGTCAAGAAAGAAGTTAAAAAGCCCAGTGCTGTGCCTGCCAAGAAAGATTTGGCCGCCGCAGTTGCTGATTGGGACGACGAATAAAGAGGAGGGGCTTCGGCCCCGTTCATCATGGCTTATTCACAAAAAACAATCAACGACATCATGCGTGCTCCCAAGACCGATGGCAATCAGCTTGGTCGATGGGCGGTACACCTCGACTTCTCAGTCGTGCGTATATCTAAAGCACTTGGCGTTTCGCGTCAGACTGTTTACAACTGGTTCGTGGGTGGGGACATCTTCCCTGCGTACGCGCATCGCGTTGATACATTGCTGGCATACCTAAAAGAATCACACACCGCAGAGGAAGCATGGAGAAAAATATGCAAACACTACAACCTCGTACCCTGACAAATACAGAACTCATCCGCATCGCCGCCGATGAATTGGGTGGCCATCAAAGCCTGCCTATCCCTTGGCAAATGGAATTGCTCCGCAGATTTGCGGCACTCTCTCCGTCTGACGAGCCGTTTCACACTCAATCAGACCCTCGCCAAGGCGAACTGTTTAAGTAACCAAAGCAAGGATACACATGACCCCGCTTGAATTCCTAGCGGTTGTTTTGCCGTCCCCGAAGCATGGGCGCTATTGCGTGGCAGAACTCAGCACAAAGAAGAAGGAGCACTCTTATGTCGATACGATTGCAGACTTCCAACTGTCCATAGACCGATGGCTTGAGAACAAGAACGACATCTACTTCGCACTATCCACATTTGATGACGCAGGCAAACGCAAAGCAGACAACGCTTTATACGCACGCTCGTTGTTCATTGACATGGACGGATACGCTACCAAAAAAGCAGCAGCGCACGCACTCCACGCGTTCCTTGCCGATACAGGCTTAGACCAATTTGGTCTGCCTTGGGTAGTGGGTTCGGGTGGTGGCTTGCATTGCTACTGGCCTATGAGTGAAGACATCGAGGTTACTACTTGGAAGCCTATTGCAGAGAACTTGAAACGTCTGTGCAAGCAAGAGAAGTTATCCATCGACATGACGGTCACCGCCGATGCCTCTCGTGTACTGCGTATACCTGAGACGTTTAACTTCAAACCCAAGTACCCCGAACCTCGCCCAGTCAAGTTGCTCACCGAAGGTGACGTATTTGATTTTGATGCGTTTGGTGCTCACATTGAGTCGAAGTTAACGGACATTCCCCCTGTGAAGTCCGCTTTGGATTTGCCCGGCAAAAGACCTACGGCTGCCCCAACCGTGACTTCGGTTAAGATGTTTGAGAACAGCACGACGAAGTTTCGCAGTATCCTCACCGCAACCAATGCAGGCAAGGGATGCGCCCAGTTAAAGCACTACGTGGATAACGCAAGTGACGATGGGATGGAGCCGTTGTGGCGTGGGTGGTTAAGCATTGCTCAGAAGTGTGAGGACGGAGAAAAGGCGGCTATATGGCTGACCAAACTCCACCCATACGACGAAGTTCGGATGCACGAGAAGATGGGACAAATTAAAGGCCCTTACCCTTGTATCAAGTTTGATAGCGAGAATCCGGGGGTATGCGACCAGTGTTCATTCTTTGGCAAAATAACCAACCCACTCGCCCTTGGGCGTGAAGTTAAAGTTGAAACCGAAGAAAAAGAAATCGAAGTGGTGATTCCCTCGGAGTCGCCATCCATTGCAGACGAAGTAAAAAAGATAATGCGACCCACGCCTCCGCGTGGTTACGCTTACGGCACAAGAGGAGGTGTATATGCTGAACGCGAAGTCGAAGACGCGGACGGCGCAAAAGTAAAGAAACAAATACTCATACTGCCCTACGACCTATTCGTAGTGGACATACTCAACAACGCAGGCGACCATATCGTACACATGTTGGCTCTCAGGCCAGAGGGCGCAACAACTATCACAATCCCACAGAAGGCTGTGGTGAGCAAAGATGAAACCGTCAAAGCACTAGCAAATCAAAATGTGATTGCGGCGTTTTGGGCGGGTAATGACAAAAACCTTTTTGAATATGTGAGAGCATCCGTGGAACAAGCAAGCACAAACAAAGCAGCAATTAAAGTACCAACCAATTATGGTTGGCAAGAAGACAACACGTTCGTATACGCAGGCAAGATTTACTCAACTGGCCACCCAGTTAGCGTACCTATGCCCGGCTTAGAGAACATCATCGCCAACACCCAACCAACGGGCACGATACAGGCATGGAGGGACTTTATAGACCTGCTGTCGCGTAAGAATATGTATGGACACTTAGCCATCACCCTTGCCGGTATTGGCGCTCCTTTGATGCGCTTTACGGGGATTTATGGCATGACCTATCACTGCGGTTCAACCGAGTCAGGCACAGGTAAAACCTTAGCCTTGGAGTCAGCCGCATCCGTATGGGGTCACCCCACCCATTACCGCACAGGTAAGAGCACATCGCCCGTTGCCATGCAACAGCGTCTTGGTTTGCTCAACAGTTGTCCCCTCATAACCGATGAGATTACCAGTAAGAACCGCGCTAACTTTGAGTGGTTTCCTGAGTTCTTGTTAGATATGACTGAGGGTCGAGGCAAAGAGCGTATGGAGTCAGGCTCCAACAAGGAGCGATTGAACTTATCGACATGGATGACGGTTGCGATTATGTCTTCCAACACCCACGCTGTTGATATGCTCACAGGCGGTAGAAAGCACGCATCCGAGGGCGAGTTGCGCAGACTGCTTGAGTTTGTAATGAGCCAAGAGTTGTCATGGGAGCCACACGAGATTGAGATTATTAAGTCCCTGCAACACAACTATGGACTTGCGGGGCACATGTTGGCTGAGTACATGGCAAAGAATGTTGACGAGATTGGCAAACTAACTCGTGAGGCTACAAGCCGTGCATACCAAGAGTTTAAAGCTACCAATGATGAGCGGTTTTGGATGGCGGGTATAGGTTCAATCATTGCGGGTGGCATTATCTGCACGACTGACCGAGCCAATATCTATAACTTCCCCATGCACTCCATCATCGAGTACCTCAAGGGCGTAGTTAACAGTATGCGTGCCAACATCAAAGGGTCAGCACGAAGCGCAGAAGATGTGCTCAACGCTTACACCCGTGACAATTACGGCAACTTCATCATCATTCGCATGATGGAGAACAACAGGGTGCTTGCTGAACTGGGTAACGGCAAGGAGGTGGACGAGTCCACAACGAGGTCGAACATCATGGGGCGTGTGGAGCATGGGGTCACACCCGACCACATCGACTACTACATCGAGGAGAGTATGCTCAAGGCTTATTGCTCATCCATGAGTTTTGGTTACTCTGACTTTAAGCGTCAGTTGGCACACATGTTTAAGGTCACGCACATGGCTAAGAAAGATATGACTGCCAAGACCCGTGGTCCTCAGATGCGTGTATCTGTATTGAAAATCAGCCGACCCTCTAACGAAGTGGAAGATGAACTTAACAATACACTATCCTTGGAAACAGACTGAGAAGGGGCAGGGGTTCTTCATCCCCTGCTTGGATACCGACGCTATACGCGAGGAGGGGCTACGCACAGCCCTAAAGGATAAGATAAAGGATGCCCGTGCCGAGGTGGGCATCCGCAAAGGTCTTATCGGGGTATGGTTTTATCGGTCGCCTGTTCGACCATCGTAGCGTACCGAATCTTTATTTTGCGCAACTCATCCAGTTTGTCACGTTTTTGTTGAGGCGTCATACTGGACGCTTGCACGGCTTGCTCGGCTTGTTTTATTTCACCCATTGTCTGCGTGAACTCGCCTGCAACTTCCGATGCCGCATATGCGTTGCCTGTCTTTTGTAACAAATCTAATGCTTCAGCACGTTGACCTTTGTTGATAAGTTCATCCACAGATTTCTGCGTCTTTGTAAACTCTATCATTCGTTCATATACGCGGTTAACAATAGCGCCAGCATCGTTGGGTTGGAACGCACTGCCCACAACAGGCAAATCAGACAAACGCTTAACGGCTTGCTCAGGACCTTCGCCTTTAGGAACGCCCATACTTACGGCTTGCAATAACGCCAAGCCCATACTGCCCGTATAACCCTGCACCAACTGCTCTAAGACAACAGGAGACACGCCTGCTGCTTTACCCACAGACTTGGCCACTTCTGATGTATTGTCTCTAAACTGATACTCAGGCAACAGCGTCTTCTCGTGTGCCGATAGTGTGTCTCGCCCTGTGTAAAACGATTTGCCAAGCCCTGCCTCGATAGCGGGGCGCAATGCTTGGGGTATGCCATACGATGTACCGCCGGGGATTGTTTGCAACAAAATGTGTTGAAACGCTTTAACGGCATCTTCCTTGCCGTGCTTATCCGTCATGCTGTTATACAAGGCTTCAGGCAACGCTTTAAAAATATACCCAATCTCAAACGGAATTGGCACACGCACAGGTTCGGCTACACCGGGCACACGTACAAACCAACTGCTGTATTTTTGGTCAGGTGTGGCGTTCTTGTAGGCTTCGTCATCCTGCATAGCGGCGGTATACGCCAGCGTACCACCAGCAATCATTAACCCACGAGTTATTAACTTTTCTTGAATCTTTAACCGCTCATTAAAAGGTAGCTTGCCCGTCACCGCTTTGTACAACACATTGAGTGACTGAATTTGTGCGTTAAAGAAAGGTATTAAGGAAGAAATAACGTGGATGCTTGGGGACGCACCACGTTTGTTAAAGTTCATGGACTCCAACGCCATGAGCGTAGCTTCCATTTCAGACAATCCTTGAGAGATGTAACTGTTGTACTGAGCGCGGCGAGTTAACGCATCTGCTTCCATACTGATGGCTTCCCATTTAGCCAAGCTGTTGAGCCAGCCGGCATTACCTTCAGTCATGCGCTTGAGTAAGTTAGTCAAGTCTTCATTAGTGCCTGTAAATATCTGACCGCCTGTTACGCCTCGTCTCTCTAACGTGGCTTTGGTTGCGCTTTGTAACTCTCTCAACGCTCCTGTAACAGGCATAAAGTCTGCGCCAGCAAGAATAGGTGCGGCAAGTGAGTCACGAAACAATTGTTTAGCGGCGTACAAAGGAGACGCAGTTACTGCCTTGCGTAAGAACTTAGCCGGTGCTCCAAGCACACGGAAAATAAACGGCATTTGTGTGGGGATACCTTCCATGCCCTTGACTACAAGGTCAGCAGGAATGTTGGGGTCTACCGCTTCTGTATTTAACACAGCGTAACGGTCACCTGAGTCGTTCTTATCTTCCGGTTGTACTTTAAATTTAACTACGCTTGAACCTGTAGTAGGACGACGGCCAATCGTGGCTGCACCAAGGTTTTGTAATTCAAACACAGCGTTCTTAGTTGCCAAGTTACGCAACCCCATGTCTGCCAGCATGTTTGTGTTTTGCACAGAACTCGTCATGAAATCAAGAATAGGACGGTTGCCCCCAACAAGTTCATGTAGGTACGGTTGTTCTGCAATGCTACCGATACGAATGGGGGACTCATTACCAATCACAAGTTCTGCCACACCATTGCGCTCACGATACCAAGGAATGTAATCGTTTTGTTTAAGCAACTCATCGGCTACGTTTTTGGAGATTGCGCCTGTCTCTACAACAAACGCCATCATGTCTCGGTTGTATTCGTTGTACTCACGACGAGCACGTTCAAAAATATCCTTGACCTTTGAGTCTGCTTCAATGGTACGGTATGCCTGTTTCAAATCGGCTTCAGTTAAATCTTCGCCAAAATGTAGTGCAGCAAAACCTTTATCTCTGGCACGAATAGCAGACATGTACAACGTAAACAAGCGGTTTACAGCGTCCCCATTACCAACCATTGGAGCGGCTTCTTTTAGTGTATTGATTACGCCAGCAATACTAGCGCCACCACCGGCTTCAATTAGGTACTCCGCTTTGCCATCCGCACGGGTTTTCTTAAGTAACTTCAACGCCCCATTGGAGACAGACTGCGCAGTAAAGTTCATGCGTTGGTCATACATGCGCAAGTAGTACATCATTTGGGAACCTTTAAGTGGCTCCATGTATTTGGCAAGACGCTCAAAACCAGCAAAACGGTCTACTAACTGAGTTTCAAAAGCAAGCCCAGTGGCATTAGCTTTGACGCTATCCATAAACCCACGGTTCTTAGCAATAAACCTATCACCTATTTCACCTGCGGCAGCAAACTCTGCATTGGCATACGTGGCTTTTTGTGGGCGTAGTGTGGTGTTACGGGGGACGCTACGGGTAGGCGCTTCAAGTAAAGTATCAACAGCCGCTACTGCCACAGTCAACATGTCGTCAGGCGTTTTAAGTCCCAGCATGTTAAGTAGTATTTTTTTAAATGAATCCCAAGCGTTGCGTAGTGTCCAAGGTTTTTTAGCCATCTGACGTTGTAACAAATTGTTAGACAACGCTTCTGCCACGAATTCGCTTAAATTTTCTTTGGCTCCTTTGCTGGATATGCTTGGGTCATTTTTGATTGCGTTGTACAGTTCAGTCAGTTCACGCTTTGCCGCTAACTGTTCGGGCGTTAGTTGGTCTTCAGGTAAAGTTAATATGCGCTCAGTGGCGCAGTGAACCGCCTCATGCAACAATGTTTCTTCGTTCAATCCTGTCTCACGGTCAAGGAATATATCCAAACCATCAGAGGTAGCCGCACCAAACAAACGCTCACCCGTCTTCTCATCGCGCAAATCGTTTTTAATGGTTACTTTTGTTTCACCCAACAACTTTTTCAACCGCTGTGCTACTTGTTTATTAAGTCCCAATTTAGATGTTTTGGATACATCATCCAACGCAGTAACCACGTTGCCGCGCTTGAGTTCGGCTATGGCAGTAGCGCTTAAAGGCGTAGCATTGAGTTCCAAATTGGCTTGTGGGCGCACCATTTTGTTGTGTAAGTACGCTTGTTCAAACACATTGAGTTCTTTACCTGCCAGTTGTTTATCTCTGATACGTTGCGCAAACGCTTCGTTTTCAACAATTTCTTTTTCTTTAACTTCTTCCGCAATTTTGTCCTGTACTTCAGTTCCTACGCCTTTGCTGGTGTAAACAGTTTTCTTAGCCTCGGCTGCTTTTTTTGCTTCGCTTTTTGTTAAGGCTTCGCCGGATGTAGCAGGGGCAGGTGGCGTTAAAGGGATACGCGCTTCACGTTCTTTGCGCAACGCTTCAGCCATTTCTTTGCGCTGTTTTTGGGGCAACAAAGTTTTTGCATTTTTAGGCGCACGTTCTTGTGCGGTTGATACCTTACCCGCAGTAATTAAGTCTTCAAGATGCGCGGCTTTGTTATAAAACTCAGACAAATCTTTGATGTCTTTTGCCATTCCCACCCATGTAAGCGGCCTATCCACCAATGCGTCTACGGCATCGTTGTATGCTTTTTCTGCTTTTTCAATTTGCGGCAACAATTTGGCACGGGCTTCAGAAGACTCCGTTTTTTGATACGCTTTATTTAAATTATCTTGGCGCTGTTTTAATCCATCAAGTTCAGCCATGCGTGCATCTCTCGCGCTGTTACGAGAAGTAGTTAAGCGCTTTTCAATTGCAGTAATAGCCCCTCTATACCCGCCCAAAACCTTAAGTGGATTGCTCTTTATTTCTGTTTGTTCTGTTTTAGTAATAACAGGCGGTCCCATTTCCCGTGCAAAGCGTTGCGCATCAGAAATAGCTTCAACCTGTATACCTTTTGCTTTGTCGCCATACATGGCTTCCAAACGCTTTTGTTCTTCTCTGCTGGTATCAATACGTTTTTTCTCGGCTTCGGCTATAGCCACGGCTTCGGCTTCTCTACGCGCCTTGCCTTCTGCCACAGTATCGCGTTGAAGCATTTTGCCCACTTCTTGCTCAAGTAAACCCGCTTCGTTTTGTGCGTTACGTAAACGCTCTTCCGCTTGACGAACAACTGCTTGAGAAGTTGTTTTGGGGTTAAGTTTTGCCAAATCACTACGCGCTTTTTCTACCCGCAGCAGGCTATCCAACTCGCGCATGTTGGTGTCTATCTCAGTCATGCTACGGTTTAAATCGGTTAGTTCAGTACTTACTTTGGCATACTCGGAGTTAAGTGGCTCCATGCGTATACCAATATCGGATTCTTGTTCACCCCCAAACTTGGCAACTTGTCTTTGATACCCATTCCATAAAACATTTAAATCTTGGATGCGCCCTGCCACTTCCATGCGGGTTATTTCAAGGTCAAGCAGTGCTTTGTTTGCCGTGTCTTTGTCTTTACCTAGCTTACTTAACTGACGGCCATGCTTAACGATGCTCATTGCCTTGGAGTATTCCAAATTAATGTCGCGCATTTCTTTAATCTGCGTGGTTAAATCCGCAATTTGTTTTTGCAAGTCAGGTAATGCTTGGGCACGATTAACTAAATCGGTATCAGCACGCAATGCTTTGCGTAACTTGTTGACGTAAGGGCTACGCAAAAATCGCTGAAACGCTTCTGCATCAGGTTTAATAGCGCCAAGGTTTTTTTCTTCTTCAGGAAACAACGCTGTTTGATTGCCTGCTTGTTCAGATGCACCACGTTCTCTAGACGTTATAGCGGCTTCAAGTTCCGCAGGGCGAGCAACAGTTGGAATCTTTGAACTTGGACCACGTACTACTGGACGACCACGAGGCACGGTTACTTTCTTTTGAACGCGTGTTTCACCAACAGGGAACGCCTCTAATGTCTCTTGTTTGGGCGGATAATCAGCACCGGGGCGACGTTTTTCAATCTCTTTAAGTTCGCTATCAATCAAAGACAATAGGCCATCATCATTGGTACGGGGAAACACTTTTTCCGCACGGCGTAATAGGTCGTATGTTTCTTTAGGTAAATTGGGTCGTGCCAGCGCACTAGCAAGACGTTGCGATACATCATCAGGATTAAGTGCCGCTGTACCACGTTCATTAGTTAAACGAAACTCCCCCGTGCCCTGCGCTTTTTGAAATTGACGTTTACGTTCTTCTTCCGCTGTGTAAATTGGCTCGTTCCCTTCGCCGGGTGTAACGCCGCGTAACGACTGCTGCATCTGCCCCATTGCTGACGTACCAAACAAATCGGATTGCTGGTTTGTTTCCAAAGGAATTGTCATGCTCTCAGCGCCAGCAGGTCTTTCTGCTATACGGGCTAATGCCATGCGCTCAGGCGCAAGTTTACGGTCACGTTCTGCTTGAGCAGTAATGTTTTGGTCTTGAAGTTCTTGCAGTGTTTGGTAATCTTGTTCTTGACCCTCAATGTCCTGCGCTCCGGGTTCGTACACACGCGCACCAAACTCCGGTTTTGTTTCTGACGTAGGTGTTTGCGTTGCTGGACCTAAATCTAAACGCTGTTGAACACCGCCAAATTGAGCAAGTTGTTTTTCAAGGTCAATAATTTTTGCACGAGTTTTGGCTACTTTTGCCGTATCTAATCCGGGACCAGACATAGTGGCTAATTGTTGCCGTGCTTTATCTAACTCGTTTGCAATTCGTTGAGCCTGCTCTTCTTGAACAATGGGGTGACCCACTTCTTTAAGTTTTTGTTTAACGGTAGTGTGTTCTTTTTCTAATTTAGTGCGCTCATCAATTAATTTATCAAGTGCGGCGTAGTCTTGTTTGGCAATGGCTTGGGATTGGCGTTCTTGATTGCTCTCAAGCAATTGTTTCATTTCACCATATTGCTGTGCCAATTGGCTGGACTCAGCCGCTTTATCTACTTCGGGTTCTGCACGTTGTACGGGATTACCAAACAAATCTAATTCAGGCGTAGTAGGTTCAATGCGCTCAACGCCGGGAATAACTTGTTGTTGCATTGGACCCGCATACTCAGACTCTTTAAGTTTTGCAGCCATTGCCTGCGCATCCGCTTCGGCTTTCTTGGCTTGAGCATCTGCTTCGGTTTGTGCTTGTTCTTCTTTTAACTTATCCCATGCAGGCTTTACACGCCCATACTCAGGACGCAAAGCCGTTAATTGTTTGCCAATTTCTTTGCGTTGATTAACAGCATCTCTGTACGCGGCTTGGTCTTCAAACGTAGCATCTTTGCCGGGCTTGGACACTTTAAGCGCTTTATGCTGTTGAAGTAAATCTTCGTACTGTTTGCCAATTTCTGCGGCGTAATCGGGAGTTTGTTTGCGTGCTTCTTCAGCAGCATCTGTTAAGGCTTGTTGCTGGCGTTGGGCTTCTTCTTCCTTCATTGCCGCCATTTGCGCTTCACGTTTTTTAAGTTGTGCGGTTTGCTCAACTTCTTGCCTTGCACCAGCACGCTCGGACGCACGCCCTGCTACGCCCAAAGGACCAAGCAACGCTGTGCCGTAAGCTGTTTCGCCGTATTCTTTTAATGCGTCAGGGCTGGTAAGCGATAAGCCTGCTTGCGCACGCTCAATCATTTGTTGGGTAACTTCAGTTGGAACTTCGGCTAACACACCTGTTGCCGTACCTTTTGCTAACAAAGGTAGTAATCTTTCGTCTGCCAGTTTCTGTGCTTGTGCCGCTGTGCGGCCTACGAGTGCTTCGGCAGGAATCCCAGTTAACTTACTAACAAGACGGCTTCCCAAAGGTATGGCTTGTGCGGCTAACTCTAATGCTGTTTGTGGGACTGCGGCAAGCGCGGCTTTGCCTGCACTAACAGGAGCGCCTTCTTGGGCTTGGCGTTCAAGGTTACCGCCCATTAATTGAGCAAACGCAGGTATTGTTGCACCGCCCACCCCGCCAACGATACGTCCCACAGGACCAAGAAGAGAACCAAGCCTTGCACCTGCACGAGCCGATGCGGCGGTAGCCGCAAGATTAGGTAATTGTTCCGCAATAGCGGCGGGTATTTGACTGGCTACTTCACCTGCCGCAGGGAGTAAACCTTTTTTGTACGCTTCTTGTACTTTATCAAGACTAACTTGGTCAGCGTATTCTTTATTAATGCCTTTGCCGCGCTCTATACCGGCACGGGCGGCTTCTTCAGCGGAACCCGTAGCCCCACCAAACGCTGTGCGCATTTGGGATAATAATGACTCTGTGCCTTTACCAAGAGCGGCACCCAAACCTTCTTTAGGTTTATTTTCTTTTTGAATTTGCGCAAAGTTCTGCTGAACAAAAGCAAGTACTTGGTCAGGAGAAGCGCCAGCAGGCCCCTCTACATCATAAACGCGACCATCGGGTCCTTCGACGCTGTATACGGGCATTGCTGCACATCCTAATTGTAGAGAGGTTACTTAACCCCTAAGAACTTGAAACCGCTGGTGCTACCAGCGCCTGCCCCGCCAGTATAAGTCAATCCTTGAGACTCGTAAAGGTTTTTACGCAAACGGTTTTCTTCTGCTATGCGTGCTGCGGGGTCTAAAGATAGCATTTTATTTTTGCCAATTTCAGCAGCAACAAGTTTTTCAATTTCCAACTCAAGGTTCTTTTCTTTTGCCCCACGGTCAATAGCCGCAGCATTTGCACGCGCTTGTTCTCCTTGCGCACTAAACAATTTTGCATGTGCTTCTTGATATGCGCGTTCAGCTTCGGCTTTGCGTTGCGCATCCATACTAGTTAAAGCGCCTAACCCTGCTTCACCCACATTAGTCAATGCGTGAGGCGATTTGCCTGCCATCATGCCAAGACCCATGCGAATAAGGAAATCATTAAAGTCAAAATTGCTGCCTTTTTTAGGTCCAGTATCGGTAAGTGATTTGGCTGAATCTTCAACACTAGGAAGCAGTTTTGCAATACCTGCGTTTACAGGAACATTGCCCATCTGTTCGTCCATTTGCTGACTTGTTGTATCAATACCTTTTTCTGTTGCGTCTGTAGGTAACGTGGCAAGCCCTGTATCCGCCACGGCTTGAGAAGCCATTTGCCCTATGCGGCCTGCTTGTGTTATGCGGTTGGCATCATTGGCTTCTCTAGCCATAGATGCGGCTTGCACTTTTTCCGCAGCACTTGGTAACTTAGCCAATTCTGCGGCTTGGGTTAACGCCTCTGCTTTATGAGCAGCGTCTATTTCTTGGGCAGTTTTTGCTACTTGTGATAAACCACTTGTTACATCCGGTGTTGCGCCCGTCAATTGCGCTTCTTCCGCCAACTTTTGTGTTTGTAACGCTGTTTCTGCGGCTTTAGTTGCTTTAGCGGCGTTGGCTGCTTGCGTTTCCGCTTGCATTGCTTTAATACCGGATTCGCTTATTTGACCAGAAGGCACAACTTTGTTGTATAAGTTTTCACCCAGTTTGGCAATACCACTTAGAGCACCTTGCGTTTTTGGCAAATAACTTGGAATGTATGCGGGTCCCATTGCACCAGCAAACGCATTATTTAAATTACTCAAATTGCGTTTTGTATCTTCCGACAAATTCATTTTATCGCCCAAACGGCTAAAGAAACCGGGTTCTTCTCTTACTGCCGCAGGAGCCTTGACGCTTTGTCCGGGAATTAATCCGGCTAACCCTTGGCTTTGTGCCGTGCCAGCAGTAGCTGTACCAATAGGCATCATTTCGTTCATCTTAGTGGCAACTTCTTTGCCGTACTGAAGCGTTGTTTTGTTTTTGTCTTCTGCCGAAGCAACGCCTTGACCTTTAACTGCTTTATCAAAACCCCCTTTGCCACCAAAATAATGTGTAGCGGCTAACTCAGGATTATCAGGAGACAACGCCCACCCTTTGTTTGCATAACGGATACCCGCACGCATGTTGTCCATTGGGTCTTTTAAGCTGTTTAACTTTTCACCTTGTTTAAATACGTCTTGCCAAGCACCGGGAGTTACTTGCATAGGCCCCGTAGCTTTTGAATCTTTGCGAGTGGGTGCATTAAGGGCTTGTTCAGATTCTTGTTGATGAATAGCACGTAAAAAAGCACGTTGTCTTGGGTCAGTTACGCCTTCTGAATCTAACGCTTTTTCAAATGTTTCTGTTCCGCCTTCAAACGTATACCCGTTAAGTTCTTTGTATTTACGTTTAACGCCTGTAAATACGCCACCCGCATAACCCGGCACTTCACCGCCGTCATCAAACGCAACAATACCACCGGCAGCCATCGTAGCCATACCTTTGAGGTTGTCTGCGGGAAGGTCTTCAAGTCCGTGCGCTGTTGCGGCTTCTTTAAGGGGGCGGCGTGCTAACTTTTCAGGGTCAACTGTAGGAACA